AACCCGAACACGAACGCCATCAACGCAACCCGTCACATGGGCATGGTTCCTGAAGGTTACTTCATTAACCGTCGCTTCACTGATACGGATGCGTGGTTTGTTAAAACGGATGCTCCGAACGGCACGAAGATGTTTGTTCGTACTCCGCTTCAGACCAAGATGGAACCGGACTTCGATACCGGCAACCTTCGGTTCAAGGCCCGTGAGCGTTACAGCTTCGGTGTCTCGGATTGGCGTGGCTGGTTTGGTAGTGCTGGTTAATCAGCAAAATGAGGGAGGGTGGCTTCGGCCACTCTCTCTTCATTCTTAAAGGAGAATTACATGCCTACAAATATTAAAGTTGCAATAGCTACTGGTGATGCTGTTCTTACATATGTGGAAGATGATACGACTGTAGGAAGCAATGGAACTGCTGATGCTAATATTCCCAGCACCACTCGTATCATGGCTATTCATGCTGTAGCGTCTGCTGCTGGTTCTTATTCTATTAAAGGTCAACGTCAGATTACAAACAAGACAGCGGAAGGGACAGCTATTAAGTTTCAGGTAGCAGCTAACGAAGCGTCTGACATTTACATCGGTGACATGGGTGTTGCTGTATATGGTGTGGTCAGTGTTTCTGGTCCTACGGATGGTTGCGTTCTAACTGCTATGCTTGGCTAGTTATGTCTAACTACGCATATTTAAAATCAGATTTAATTAATACAACAGAAAATGACTCGTCTGAATTTTCGAGTCAGGTTTCTGTTTTTGTGCGTAAAGCTGAAGAAAGACTTGCCTATTCCTTGGATGATTTTGGTTTAGATGAGTTTAATACTGTTTCAGTATCTTCTGGTAACGCTGCAACTGTATCTTTAAATGATCGGGTTAAAGTAGTTCGTAATGTAAATTACGTTACAAGTGGAGGTAGTTCCAAAACTAATCTTCTTCCTCGCACTCTTGAGTATGTTAATGATTATTGGCCTGTCAGTGCATCAACAGGCACTCCCCGATACTATACACATATTAATAATACAAGTTTAAAAATTGTTCCCACGCCTGTTTCTGTAATTACCACACAAATTCAAAGTCAGTCACAGCCTCTAGCATTAGCTTCTGCTACCGGAACAAGTGCAACAACCACTAATTACTTTAGTGAGAATTGTTATAATGCATTGTTTAATGCATGTATGATTGAAGCTACAATTTATATGAAAGATTGGGATCATGTTGCGCTTTGGTCAGAAGCCTATGGCGAAAGTCTTAATGGATTACGAAATCAAGCCCGTCGCACCAGACAGGATGATATGGCTAATGCAGCCTCTCCTGCTGGTGGACCTAACACAGTTATACAGGGAGCAAACTAATGTCAAAAGTAAAAAATCCATCTACCTCAGATGTTAAACAAAGACATAAACGTAAAGGAGGAGGTTCAAAACCTCATTCTTCCAGAGGTCGTATTGGAACAGCAACTATTAAAAAGAATGTAGATGCAGCAGCACGACGAGCTAATAAACGCTCAGAAAAGGCTATTAGGAATGATAATATTATTACTGAATTAGGTGGTTATTTGACCGGCAGTGGTGCCGCTAGTGGAGCTAGTCGTGCCGCAAAAAACATTCCTCGTCCTAAGAAAAAACCTACACCTCCTAAAGTGCCAACTATTAAAGCAAAGGGAAAAATGAAACGCCGTCCTACCACACAAGAACAACGTGAGGCGGGTGCGAGTGTAATAGTTGATTATAAACAGCTTGATGAAATGGCTGGCGGCGGATTAATTGGCGGTCAAAAAAAATTAGATGTTAATAAAGATGGTAATATTAGTGGTGCTGATTTTGAAATGATGGGTGCCAATAGAAAAAAATATGGTGGTAAGATATCTTACAAAATGGCTGGTGGTCAGGTTGTAGATTCTAGCTATGACTAATCGTTCCAGTATTAGGCAACAAGTTATGAAAGCTCCTAAGAAACGTAAGCCTAAACTAGGAAGTGGTAAACGATTTAAAAATCTTAGTTCTGATCTTAAAAAGAAAGGTGCTAAGAATCCAAAGGCTCTTGCAGCTTATATAGGTCGTAAGAAATATGGTAAAAAGAAAATGGCTGCAATGGCGGCTAAAGGCCGTAAAAGGAGAAGTTAGATGGCTAAGAAAAAAAAAGTAAAATCAAATATTATAAAGTGGCTTTTAGGTTATGGAGAAGAAGGAACAAAACGCAGGAAAAAACTTGCTCAAGAACGGGCGAGGGCGGCTAATAAACCGAAGCCACCAAAGCCACCGCCTAAGAATAAACCGAAGCCACCAAAGCCACCGCCTAAGAATAAACCGAAGCCACCTAAGCCTAATGTTAGGCAAAGGAAAGATGGTCGTTGGGCTGTTGTAGGAAAGCCTAATAAAACATATGCAAGTCAAGGCGCTGCCACAAGAGCATTTAATCAACAACAAAAAGCAGCAGCCGCAGCTAAACGTAAAGAGGATATAGGAAAAGGTATAGGTGCAGGAGTAGTTATAACATTAGGTACATCAGCCGCTACTAGGTCTGATAAAAAAGATGATAAAAATAAAGGTGAAGGACCAACAAGAAAAAGTGCTGAAGCGTTAAAACCTGCTGCTAAACCTGCTACTACAAAAAGAACAGCAGAAGAATTAGAACTTATTCCTAAAGGTGCTAGACCTCCTGCTAGAAAAACTGATGCTAAAAAACCTGCTGCTAAAACTGCTAATAAAAAAATCGTCGCAGCAAACAAAAAAACTGATGCTAAAAAATCTGAACCTAAAAAACTTAAATCTTTTGAACAGGGTGTACGTTATGTAGATACTCCTTTTGGTAAAATTAAAATGGATACTACTGATAAAGGAATGGCATTTGAAGAATATGATGCTAAATATGGCGGTCAGGTTAAAGGTAAAGTAAAACGTCGCATGGGCGGTATAGTTAAAAAGGGCTACGGTAAAGCCCAACGTGGATATTAAAGGAGAAATTAAATGATTGGACCTCATACACTAATTAAGCGTCCTCATAATCTTAATGAGATTGTAGGTCGTCCTACTGGACAAGGTTATGGTGCTGCACGTAAAGGACCGCAAGTTCAGGGACCGCCACAGGATGTTGTAGTTGATGAAGACTACGAACAAGGCAAAGCTTTTAAAGTAGAAGACTAATATTAGTAGGAGATGAAACGTGTCATCTATTAAAAAGCGAGTCCTTAAAGATTTAATAAGCCATCTTCAAGATAAAGGTAAGGTTCCTAAACTAGCTGACTTGAAAACGCCATCTGGTCAGTTTGAATATAAGGGTTCTATGGTTCCAGATTATCGTAGTCGTATTGATCCATCTTGGAGGCAGCTTTTAGAAAAATTAGAAAATACGCCTAGCCGTAAACCACGGGGAACAGAAGGAGAATTTTATCCTCCAAAAATTAAAAGTACTCCTCCCTCACCAGCCAACCCGCTTCCAATAGGAACTCGGACACCAACTAGACCTAGAAGCTCAAAACTTAAAGAACAAGGAATAAAAAGAAATATAGCGGACATGGAAGCAAAAGATGCTGCCGAAGGCTCGACCATTGTTATTGCTAATCCCAAAGGTGGAGATTCTCCGATCCGAGATGCTTTGGCAGCTAGAGTAAAAAGACTTGGAAAAGGTGAAAAGTCAAGAACGACTGTACAAACAACTCCTCAAAATCCATCTAATATTGATTTAACTCCAGAACAAATAAAACAAAAAAATCAATTAGAAAAAAAGATAGACGAGTTACGAAACGAAAAAAATAAACTATCTTCAGACGTTACCGCACAGTCCAGAGAATCTTTAGATCCGCCAGTTACTACGGAAACTGTTAAACGACCTCCTTTAGAACCCGAACAGATGAAAAGATTTGATGAAGATGCAGCACGAATACTGCCTTCTGAGAGATTAGGAACTGTTAAAGGACCAAGTGGGAATATAGATTCTATACTAGCTATTGACAATTCTGTAGATGATTTAAGAAATACAATAAAAAACCAAAGGAAACGGTTACAAGATCTAAGAGAAGAATACAAAAATACGAATATTAAAAACTTAGGCAAATATGGAGATAAAAATCAAGAGGAACTTCCATTTGTGCTGCCGATAGTAAAAGAGCGGATTAAAAAAGAAGGTGAAGCACTTCAACGTGCAATAGATCAAAATATACAAAGAGGCAGAGATTTAAGAAAAAGAAAAAATCGTATAATGAGAGACGAATCGGATCTACGAAAAACTGAAAAATTAGAAGAATTAAGAACAGAATATAAAACTGCTACTCCTGCACGTAGAAAACAAATTGAAAAACAGGCTGCACAAATTAATAGTACTGCTAATAAAAAAGCTAGAGCGCAAACTGTTAAGAATAATGTAAAACAAGGTCATAAGATTGATAAAGAAATTGAAAAGAAAACAAAACAAATTAAGAACATAGAACCTGTTAAACCAGAGTTTCGTGATCCTGATGAAACAGGTATTGCAGGAATTACTCCTAAAAATTTTACTCCTATAGAAGAGGTTGACAAAAAAATGGTTACAGGAGAGATGAGAAAAATACTACGAAAAAAACAAAGTCCTGATAGTCCACCTCGAATAATTAGACAAGACAGCGATGTCCAACGTCAATTACCATTTCGGACACCACCCAGAACTAGAAAAGAACCTGTAGATGACGAAGATGTTTATGTTAATGTTGCTGGAAAAGCAGATGATCCAAAAAATCCTGTTGAAAAACTACGTGATGATGCTTCTTTTGGTCCTGCTCCCAGAAATAAGGACGAAGTTTATCAAGATGAATACCAAAAAGCATTAGATGAAGGTGATTCTCATTTTGAAGCAATGGCAAAAGCAGAAGATAAAGTTGACGAAATATTTGAAAAAGGACTTACCCCTTCTCAAATACGAGATATGTCTTTAGAAAGTTCAGTTGATTATGAGGATACACAATCAGCAAGTGAACTTGCACGAAGAGCTATTGTTGAAACAGATGAGAATGTTAGTGATATGTTAGAAGCTGTGTTAGATAGTGACGCAGATCTTACTGAACTGATGAACAGAAAAAAAGGTGGGCAAGTAGGTAAACCCAAACGTAAGATTAAAAAGTCAGTACGTGGCAATGATCTTGTAGCAATGATGTATGATTAATTATGGATAATATGAATTTAAGAGGGATCTTAGGTCCACAGGAACAAGCTCGTCAAGATCGTACTTTTGAAGAAATGTACAGACAGCAGGATATGAAGCAGTTTCCTGTTTTTCAAGATCCTACCAGAGGACCGATTCAAGATTTTTTTGATATTGGACGTTATACAATAGGTATGGAAAATCCTGTTGGCGAAGCTATGACTGAAGAACTTGGACCTGAAACTGCTGACAAGATTAAAGATGCTATTGAATTAGTAGGTCTAGGTGCTTTAGGAGTGCAAGGACTTAAAGGTGGATCTAGAGGTGTTAAAAAAGTAGCAAATAACTGGACTGTAGAAGGAAAGAAAAATATAAAAGCAGCAAATAAAAAAGCTGCTCAAGAAATAGCAAAAAAATCACTATTCAAAAAAATTCTCGCTAAATTAGTCGCAAGAGGTGCAATAGGTGCTGGTGTGGCTGCTGCTTTTCCACCAGCAGCGGGTGCTGTAGGAATGGGATTAGCAGGATTATCTGTACTTGATCTATTAGCAGATAAAGAATTGAGAGGTTTGTTTATAGATTCTCTTGCAACTAAAGAAGGTCTTGCAGAAATGCCGTCTGCTTTAGAAAGAGAAGCTGCACAAAGAGAAGCTGCTAAACAAAGAACATCTGGTCTTGAATCATTAATGGAAGCTAGAGTAAAACCATAAAGGAATAGTTATGGCAGTAAAGAAAAAAAGAAAGCCTAGCAATATGAAGGGTATCACTATTGGTCGGGGCATGAAGCGTCCCACCAAGAAGGGTGCTGGCATGACCAAGAAGGGTGTTGCCAAGTATCGTAGGCAGAATCCCGGCTCTAAACTCAAGACTGCTGTAACTGAAAAGAAACCTACAGGCAAACGTGCAGCAAGGCGCAAGTCATACTGTGCAAGGTCTGCTGGACAAATGAAGAAGTTTCCAAAGGCTGCTAAGAATCCTAATAGCAGACTAAGACAAGCTCGTAAACGATGGAGGTGTTAATGAAAAAAGCTGTAGATGCTCCAAAAGGATATCACTGGATGAAATCTGGAAAGGGCTTTAAGCTTATGAAGAATCCTAGCGGTGGTTATGTGCCACATAGGGGGGCTTCTAAGAAAGCCAGCTTTGAAGTTCAGAAGATACATAAGAAATGATTAAGCGTAAGAAAGGCGGCACGGCTACTAAGCGTGACCCAAAGAAGTGGGCAGCAGCGAAGGCCAGAGCAAAGCGTAAGATGGGTGGTAAACACTCTGCCAGAGCTATGCAACTTGCTGTTAAGTATTACAAAGATGCTGGTGGAACTTACAGCGGCAAAAAGAAAAAAGCTACTAATAAACTTTCAAAGTGGAGTAAACAAAAATGGCGAACCAAATCAGGCAAGCCCTCCAGCAAGACAGGAGAGCGTTATCTACCGGAGAAAGCGATCAAGTCTTTGTCGGCAAAGGAATATGCA